ATCGCCGAGCTGAGCATGACCGTCTTGCCGGCGCCTGTCGGCGCCACGCCGAGGGTGTTACCCTTGTCGGCGAGCGCGGTCAGCACGCGGGATACGAAGTCCGCCTGGCGTGGCCGGAGCTTCATGGAAAGTGGGGGGCGGGGGAGAGAGGCAGACCCAACATCCGCGTCATCCCAGCGCAAGTATCATCAAGGTAATCGCCAACCGACGGTGGCACCTCGATCACTCGCTCCGCCCTTGGATTTAAAAGATCAGGCCGGCCGGCACCGGAGGTGCGTCGAACCCTACGCTCACATGTTGGCAGGCTTTTGGGAAAAGTCACCATGTTTGTGAGGTTGGGTTCGACGCGTTGGGGATGCCGGTGCCTGGTACCCCTTAGAAGGGGTTCGTCGGGGCGACCGGGGCCTTCACGATCCAGCCGGGACCCTGGCCGATGACCGGGGCCTGGCCGGCCGGGGCGAACGCGTTGTTGCGCGCCTGGTCGACGGCACCGGATCCGCCGACGAGGGTGTTGAACTCGCGGAAGCCAGCGCTCTTCGGGTTGGGCGAGAGCCACTCGGCGACCTTGTTCTTCTGGGAGTGGGCCGGATCCTTCGGCTCCTCGACCTTGATCTTGATCGCGACGCGGAGGCCGTCGACCGCGTTCATGAGGGCGAGAGTCTCCTTGCCGGCGAACTGGCCGTAGGTCTGGGGGTTGTTGGTCTGGAAGACGCCGCCCGACTCGAAGATGCGGACGATCGAGACCTTGCCCATGTCGCTCCACTTCGGGTTGTTGCGCGGGTCGTTGAAGTCCGGGAGCATGTCGAAGACCTTGCGGCCGGCGTACGGGCCGTCGACGATCGTGAGGGCGACCGGGTAGTACGTGCCGCCGGTGTTGCCGGACTGGCGCGCGGCCTGGACCTGGATGATCGCCCAGGCGAGGGTGCCGGTGGGGATGAGCTCGGGCGCCTTGCCGGCGCTGGAGTCGGGGGTGAACATGTTATTCATGATGTGTGGGTGTGGTTCTGGGTGGGTGAGAATTAGGCCTTGGTCGGCATGGTGGTGACGAGCGTCGTGTCGAGGCGCTTGCCTTCGCGGATCTTCAGCATGAGGGCGCCGAGGTCCGGAGCTTCGAGGAGCTCGAGACGGCCGGAGCGATCCTTCGCGGGATAGCCCCAAGGGTTCTGTTGCTGACAGCAGAGACCGCGGTAGAGCTGGCCGTCTTCGGTCTTGAAGTTCTGGAGGGTGATCACCTGGTCGAAGATGCCGGGCAGTTCGCGCGCGGTCTTGGCGCCTTCGATCTGCGGGACCCAGGACACGCGCTTGAGGTCATCCTCTTCGCGGTTCAGGATGCCGACCACGACGATCGACTTGTTGCTGTGCTGGAGGTGGGTCAGCCAGCGCATCATCTCGCGACCGAGCAGGCCGTAGGCTCCGCGCATGTCGGGCTTGCCGTCCTTGTTCAGGGCGTCCGGCTGTTTCTCCGCCCACTTGAGACAGTCGCGCGACGCGACCGTGATGGAGTCGACGAAGATGGTCTTGTACTTGGCGAGCGGGATGTCCTTGAAGGCCTCGCAGACCTGCTCGTAGACCGGCCGGCTGTAGGCGCCGTTCAGATCGGACGGATCATGGCCACCGATGTAGAGGGCCAGGGCTCGGGCGATCTCCCACGGCTGTTTGCCGAAGGCCTGGGCGGCGGCGCGGACGTCGAGCACGTCACCGCGCCAGTCCTGGATCGCGAGCGTGCCGGCCTCGAGGTCCACGAAGAGCGTGGTCTCGGGGTCGAGCGTGCGGGCGAGGGTGGTCTTGCCCACTCCGGACGGGCCGAAGAGTGCGATGTTGACCTTGGGGGCGAGCTTGAGGCGCTCGTCTGCCTTGATGATGCGTAGCATGTTGGGGGAAATTACTTGGGGAAGGTGACGGAAGGGGCGGAGTACTTGACGGTCCGCGCGTCCATGAGACGGTCCTTGAGCTCGTCGTCTGGGAGGCCGTTGAAGTTCTTCTCGGGAACGGAGAACTCGATCTTCATGATCCGGCGGACCTGCTCCCAAGGGAGCGTGTTCGCGATGGACTCGAGGACGTTGCTGTCCCAGTCGACGCGCTGGCCGATCTTGAACGTGAGCTTCACGCCGTCGATCTCGGTCGAGTGCTGGCCGTGGGTCAGGCCGGCCTCGGCCATGTGCTTGTCCAGCAGGGCACCGTGCTCGGCCAGGATGATGGCCTCGACCTCAGCGATGTTCGCCTTGGCGGTGTCGATGAGGGACTTGTTGGCCGCGATCTGGTCGCGGAGTTCGGAGAGCGTCGGCTTAGCCGGCGCGGTCTTGTTTGTTTTTTTCATGGTCGGTTGGGGAAAGTTTCTTTTCCGCGTTGGGGCGGAGGAGGAAGCCGTAAAGGTCAATGGGATGTCCTTCGGAAATGCCAAGCTCAAAAAGCTGGATGATGCGCTTGCCGGGCACGCTGTCGCGCTCGATCCATTTCTCGATCGCCTTGAGCGTGACCGCGTATCCCTTAGCATTCATGCGCCGGCAGAGCTCGCCCTGCCCGCCGAAGCGTGCGACGAGTTTCCTGACGTCGATGTTGGTATTGTTGGTCACGGCGTTGGGTCCGATGTGATCACTCTGCCTGGTGCGCGTCTCAGGTCAATGGGAAAAATCTCAGTATTGACATTCCGACATTATGTCGGTGTTGTTACTGCCCCAACATGAATAATAACGACGCACGAATTGTTAAGAATAACGCCGGTATCTACGAGATCCGCTTCGGCGGAAAGCGGAGCAAGCGCAAGTCGACCGGCGCCACGGATCTCCGCGAGGCCTATGCTTTCTACGGCCGGTGGATGATCACGAAAGACCAGGCCAAGGTTGTCGACGTGTCGAAGATCCTGGATGACTACATGGCCGAGCACGTCTCCCAGAAGGTCGTCTCGACCGAGCGCCAGGAAGACTGCGTCGCCGTGCTCAAGGCCGGCCTGGGTGCCAGGCTGGTCACCGATCTAGACAGCCAGGTCATGCTGAAGTACCGCGAAGACCGGCGCGCCGGCAAGGTCAACGGACGCGAGGTCGGCGACGGCACACTGCGTCGCGAGCTCAACTGCCTGGTCGCCGCGATCAATCACGCGGTGCGCCAGCGCCGGCTCAGCTCGGCCGATGTTCCCCACATTGATCTGCCTGCGGCGCCGGCACCGAAGGACCTATGGCTTACCGGCGAACAGCTCGACAAGCTGATCGCGGTGAGTGCGTCGACGTACGGCGACATGTCCCGGATCCACCGGTTCATCGTGATCGCGTCGGAGACGGCGTCGCGCAAGACGTCGGTCGTCGAGCTTCGCTGGTCCCAGGTCGACTTCGATCGTGGCCTGATCAATTTCCAGGACGACGGCAAGGCACGCACGAAGAAGCGTCGCGTGCCGGTGCCGATGTCGTCGCGCCTGAAGGCCTTCCTCGAGCGCGCCTGGATCGCGCGCACCCAGGACGAGTGGGTGCTTGATACGCCGTACTCCATCCAGCATCACTTCGAGGCGGTCGTCAAAGCGGCCGGCATGGAGGACGTCACGCCCCACACACTGAGACACACGTGGGCTACCCTCGCGGCCCAGGCCGGCGTCGAGCTATTCCAGATCGCCGGCGTGCTAGGCGATTGCCTGGCCACCGTGATGCGTGTCTACGCACACCACTGCCCTGAGCACCTGCGCGGAGCTGTCAATTTCCGGGGGCAGTAGCACCCTTCCAGAAGCGCATGATCATGGCCAGGCCGATCATGACAAGACACACAGAGAAGACGGCCAGCGCTCCCTCTGTGTCTTGAAAACCTGACTGAGCGCCGGCGAGTTGGGCCTCCGCCTTGGCTGAGTCTGACTTGATAGAACCCTCGGTGACGATCAGCACCATGGCGTTCGGATCAGTGAGCGCCTCCCGGATCTGAGCCATGATAAACCATAGCCGTACGCAGATCGCGCTCGCGATCAGGAGCGTGCCGACCAACGCAACCTCGAGCGCCTTGAGCGGCTTAACGCTTGCGGTTCTTTTTTGCACGGTTCGGTCCTTTCTTGGGTGATAGTTTCGCGACCTCTGACCTGCCCTTCGCCTTAACCCACTCGATCGCAAAGTCTACGATGTGCGTGGCCGTCGCGCCGGCTACGCCGATACTGGCGGTCCTCAGGCCTTCGGCCATGGATACTTCTCTCAGGCCTTCGTTGACCAGCCAGGCTACGATGCCTGCCGCGAGGACGTGCCTCGCCGCCTTACCCCACGTCATGCCTTCCTCGTTAGACAGAAGCAATCGCGCGACCATGCCGGCCATGCCGATCAGGGCCGCGGTGAAGCCTCCCTCCCTCAGCTGTTGCATGAGCGGGGCTCCCTCTACTGCTTCTTCCAGGGGTTTCATTTTGTCTTACGATAACCCTGGTCCCATAGGACCTCGGCGATGTACCTGGCGCGATACCTTACCTTTCGTTCTGAGAGGGACCAATCCGCCAGATGAAGAGCCTCGTGCACGGCCACCTCCAGGGTTTTGCTCGGGCACAAGTTTGGATCAATTTCAATCGTGTTGTCGGCCTTGCATGCCAGGCCGGCGACGTTCCCCGGCAGTGGGCGCACGATCACCTTAGGGAGTGGGCGCTTCTTTCTCACGTCGGATCATCCTCCAAGATTTGACCGCCATGACGACGGCCAGGTTAAGCGCCAGGAATAAGAGCGTGCCGAACAGTACGTACTCGGACATCTCTCCGCCGAAGAAGTCGATCAAGGGGCGCGCGGTCGCCGCGACCAGGACGCCGGCGCCGATGGTAAGGCCGGCGACCCACTTCTGGATCCCGATCAGGTGGCCGAACAGCAGGGCCAGGACGCCGGCCGCGATCGCGTAGGTCCCGTAGCGTGTGAGATCCGCGGCCGACTCCGTAAGGCTGGCCAGGCGATCTGCCTCGGCCTTGTCCTTGCGCGCCTGGATAGCCTGGGCCTCTGCCCTAAGGCGGGCGTCGCGCTCCTCGGCTACCTTGCGCTCGAGCTCGTCGGTCTTCTTGTCTAGGGCGACCTTCTCCGCGCGGAGCGCGTCGAGCCTGGCTTGATCAGGCTTGTCGACATATCCGCGAAACGTGTCGATTGCCTTGGCGGTAGGCTCTCCGGACAGAGACGCCAGGCCCTGCGTCGCGGTGTCGTAAAGGTTCATCGCTGGGGCTGGCCCGGACAGTGAAGGCCGGATGGCCTTGAAGATGGCGAGATCCTCCGCGACCTCCTCCTGCCAGATGGCCAGGAGTGTGGTTTGCTGGACCGGTGCCGGCGGCGGGACAGGCGGCAACGCCTCGACCTTAGGCTTGGACGTGCATCCAGCCAGGGCGAGCAGGGCTACCGCCATGAGCCTCACTTGCGGAACTCGTCAGCCAGGTGCTTGGCCTTGGCCTCGAAGGCCTGGGCGCGGGAGGCGTTCTTTCGATACGCCAGGGCGCCGACGGCCACGCCGGCAAGGAAGGAAAAGGCAAGGAATAGGAGGGTCATACCCCATCCAGCCTGGTCAGTCCGGCCGGCGGGTCAAACGTTTCAGCCACCTGTAGACCTTGCCGATCTGCTCGAAGCTCGCGTCGTGCTTGATTGTGTTAGCCATACGGCTGATAACTACCACATTTCCTGGTACATATCCCAGGCGCGGGTCGATCCGGTCCAGGCTAGGGGCGTGGGGGTGTGGGATGTGGTCCTTGCCGGTCTCGTATGGCACCCCTAAGACCGGACACTTGGTGCCGATCACGACGTCTTTCTCGGTGATCGCGAAGGGGACGCCCGACTTCTTGGCACGTTGACGGGCGAGGGAGAGGAGCACCCTTGCCGGGTTATCCTTACGGTAGCGCCGGATCCAGTCCAGGCGCTCTTGTTTTGTCTGGGCCGTAACCGGTCAGCGCCACTTGCCACTCCGAAGGAGCAGGCCGATCACGCCGTAGTTGGCGAGATCCGCCCAGGAGTCTTCGACGCTCTCGTGGTTCACGGCCATGTCGCCCTTCATCTCCTTGGTCAGGAGATTACGAAGACGACTGACCTTGTCCTGTGAGCGTACCATGACGCCAAGCTCGCCGTTGAGGCTGATGTTGCTCGACCCGTAGTCCTGCTGTTTGCGGTCCATCAGCAGGGCCAGGGGGAGGATGGCGCGGAGGTACTCGCGACCCATCTCGGTCTTGAGGCCGAGCTCTTCGTGGAGCTTGTCGGCCAGGGCGTCGGTGTTGGTCATGTTGGGCATGGACCATCAGCATGGCCCAGGCCCAACATGTGTCAACAGGTTCAGCGCCCGTCCGTGCGTCCTGAGCTCCGGCCGCTTTCGCGGGATCCGGTCCTGGGGTCCGAAGAGGCCTTCTTCTTTTCCGCCTCCTTGCCGGCGACAGTGTCGACGACCATCTCGTTGAAGGCCTTGGAAGCCAGGGCCTGGTCGACTACAGTGGCGATTGGAGCCGGGGCGTAGGTGCTGACGACTGCCTGGGTAGCCGGAACAGCTACCGATCGTGTCAGGCTCTTGGTGATCGCGCGCTCCTTGCCGTTTGCCTTGGTAGCCTCGCGCTCGAAGTTCTTCCCCAGGC